GCAACAACGGTGGGCGAATACGCGCTTTTTGGCGGGGGAAGGGGAAGTGATGGCGTCGCCTCAAGCGTCGTAGATGCCTACAAATCTTACCCTGACACATACCCACTTTGGATAACGCCCGGGTCAAAGTACAATTTCGGCGCTGGTGAACAGGTAGCTACCAGTTCAGTTGTGATTGTAACCAATCCTGTTACAGGATATATCAAATACAAAAAAGGAGTTGTTTCTTAACATGCGTTATAAAATTTGGAACGGTCAAGACAATTTAGTGACACCAATCGGCGAAGTGCTTACTCCCGCCCAAGTTATCGAGAGATTCCCGGCGGCGGGCATCGCAGGCATCAAATTTATCATTTGTGATGCTCCTATCTCTATGGGCGTGTTTATGGAGTTCGAAGCCACAAAACAGCACTATAAGCAATTGGGCGTACCAATTACGCCGTCGATGAGTGACCAAGAAGTGCTCGACGCCATTTCGGAGTGGGAAGAAAATCCGCCTGCGCCGGAGCCTACGGCGGAAGAGCGCATTGCCGCCGCGCTTGAGTATCAAAATCTACTGAATATGTAAATTAGGAGGTGAGCAGGTATGTCTTACGACATCATTAAAAAGAACTTTGACCGCGGACTTTGGAACAAGCAGATGGTTGCGGTTGCTGTGCAAAAGGGCGTCATCACGCCCGAGCAATATGAGCAAATCACAGGCGAAGTATACGTTGCTTAACGAGCCAATCGGGGCTATCACGCCGGAAGAATATGAAATGACAACAGGTGAAACCTATTAGCGACCTATTGACGTTAAACGTTAGTATATCAACTGATGGACTCAGCGATCACCTATTTATGTACGTCTACTTCGGAAGCTGATCGAAAGGCTTCCGAAGTCTGTTCTTTCCATGGTATAAATAGTCTGTACAGCATGAAAACAGGCTTCGGAAGACCACAGAAGGGCTGGTGACAATCTTGAAGCCAACGTGACAGGGGTGAGTACGATGATGGAGTTCGACTGGTCTATTCTTGAAAAGGTGGGCATAGCTGGTGTTGCGCTGGGAATCCTGTACTTTGGTTTACAAGGGTTCAAGATGGTGATTGACCAATGGAGACAAAGCACAGATGCCGTCAACAAAAACACCGAAGCCTTCCAAAGGCTATCCTCCGTTTTCGAGAAGCAAGCAGAACGGGAAGTGGAGTTTCAGAAGGAAGTCCTCTCCATGCTGAAGGATGGACAAGCCACGATTAATGACACGCACCGTAAGGTGGGCGAGATTCATCGAAAAATTGTTGTCTGAAAGGAGTGGTAAGAGTGAATTATCTGATCGCATTGGATGATGGTCACGGGATGGAGACACCGGGGAAGCGAACGCCAGTCTTTCCAGACGGCACGGTCATGAAGGAAAACGAATTCAACAAAGCCGTGGTGAACTATCTGAAGGCGGAATTGGAGCGCTGTGGCTTCCGAACCTTGCTGGTGGCTCCTGAAGACACCGACACACCGCTTTCGACCCGTTGCAATCGAGCCAACACCGCAGGAGCGCATTTATACGTATCTGTTCATGCAAACGCTAATACCGGGCAATGGGGCGATTGGGGTGGCATTGAGACCTACACATGGAACAAGGGCGATAGCTTGCGAATCGGAAAGCTCATTCACCAAGAGCTTCTGAAGGGAACGCAACTGACTGACCGTGGCGTGAAGGACGGAACGTGGCTTTACGTTCTGAAGAACACGAAAATGCCAGCGGTGCTTGTCGAGTGCGGATTTATGGACAGTCGCAAGGACGCAGACTACCTTCGGAAGGAAAGCTACCGTAAAGAATGTGCGGTGGAAATCGCCAAGGGTATCTGTAAAGGCTTCGGCGTTCCCTACAAACCTGAAGCGGCTCCCGTAACGAAGCCAGCAGAACCAGCCTATGACCACGGCAAGCACATTGCAGAAGCTGTGAAGAAGCTAGGAATTATCACGGACGCTGTGTATTGGGAAGACGTGATTGAGGGGCGCATTGTTCCGAAACCCGTCTATGTCCAATACCTGTTCGAGAATATCATTAAACGGGGCTGAACCCCAACAAACGAAAGGTGGACAAACATCATGACCTACACCATAGACCAAGGACACCCTTTGTACGAAGTTCTCCAACCCACGCTGGAAGCCATCGTTCAGAAGGATAAGGCTGTGAAAGAACGTGAGGAAATCAACAACATGCTACTACAGAGCCAAGCTCTCGTCCAAAACCTGACCGAGCAACTGAAGGAAGCCAACAAGCGTATCCAAGAGCTGGAAGCACTTCCGAAGGCTCCTGAAGCGTGGGAGACGATTGCGGACAAGATTATTGCCGCAGGACTAGCTCTTGGGAAGTTTAACGTACCGTATAAGTTTGGCGGCGACAACTTCCAAGAAGGTGGGCTGGATTGTTCCGGGTTTACCAAGCTCCTATATGACCTGTTCGCTGGAACCAAACTGAAGCGAGTTTCAGGAGACCAAGCCACCCAAGGCACAGCGGTATCCATTAACGAGCTTCGGAAGGGCGACTTATTGTTCTTCACGTACAGTGAAAGAAACAATGGGAGACCTACCCATGTAGGTATCTATGTAGGAGACGGTAAAATGCTCCACACCGCTAATGACACGACACGTATTCACATTGCTGATGTGAAAATGTCCACGGTCACGGCGGCAAGGCGCATGTTCTAAACACTTCTGAAGGAGGAATTATCATGGAAAACCTGACTTTAGACAATGTACTGGCGTTTGCTACCTTAATTGCGGTGTTCGTCGTAGCCCTTTTGCAGTTAGTAAAGAACACAATCAACCTTCCGAAGAACATTGTTCCGCTTGTCGGCTTCATTATCGGGCTGGCTATCGGTGCGGCGGCTTATCCGTTCACCGACCTTGACCTGACGCTCCGCTTGTGGGGCGGCGGTATCGCTGGCTTGTCGGCTACCGGGCTGTTCGAGCTGGCATTTAACAAGCGTAGCGGTGGAACAAAGGAATAACTTCCGAAGTACATGGGAGCCAAGGGAAGCCTTGTCTCCCTTTTATTTACTAAACTATTGACGAAACTTGTTCAAGTTTGTTATATTCTGTTCAGCGGAGGACGAAACCGCAATAATTTCAACGCATAGGAGCGTGTGGGCAAATGAACAAAACGGAATTGATCGCAAAAGTGGCTGAAGTAGCCGACCTTACCAAGAAAGACGCTGAAAAAGCGGTAAATGCTATCTTCGGAAGCACCGACAGCAACAAAGGCGCTATCATCGACGCTGTGGCGGCTGGCGATAAGGTGCAAATCATTGGCTTCGGTAGCTTCGAATCCGTGGAGCGTGCGGCACGTACGGGACGCAATCCGCAAACAGGCGAAGAAGTACAGATTGCGGCAAAGACGGCTCCGAAATTCAAACCGGGCAAGCGCTTCGAAGACGCTATGCCTACGCCGAAAGCCTAATACCGCTACATAGAAGCCCTGTGGGAAACCGCCTTCTTGGTGGAACCGCAGGGCTTTCTTCATGCCTGAATATATACTTCGGAAGTGGGTTAGAATTCTAGGTGATGCCTGTGTATATTAAAAATGAGGGAGCAAGAGCTTCCAAAACAACTAAAGGAGCTGGTAAGAATGGAAAACATTATCACGGTGAAACGCAGAGGGCAAATCATTGGTTACATTCAATGGAACGGTGACGCTTCGTACAGCGCCACAGCGCTGAACCCGAAGACAGGCGAAACGAAATGTCTGGGCGTGTTTGGAAAACAGAACGCTGGCGGCATGATTAGCGAGAACTACAACAACGCTATGAACGCTGTGAAGAAATTCAAGTGGTAATACTTACTTCGGAAGTCCGTTAGAATTCTGAAACAACCCTGTGTATATTGAAAATGAAGGAGCGGCACACCGCCGCTCCTAAAACAACCAATGGAGGATGATTCAAATGAGCAAAAAGCAACTTCAAAAGGACATTCGAGCAAACGGTGGTTTTATCCTGTCGGACGGTACGTGCAACCTTCAGCACCTTCTTCCGAAGGCACACGACTTGATTGTGGAGTACCGCTTGCGTGGCGCACGGCACGGTATTGGTGACTTGCTAACTTCGATTCGTGAGTGCTTTATCCTGAAGCGCCCGGCTGACGCAAAGCGTGACATGTGGACGGAGCAATACCACGGCAGAGCCGAGCCGAAACAATACCGCCACGGCGACATTGCCCTTGAC